CATTAATTTATCCATTTCATCTAGTAAGAAAATGATACGTATTCCATATTTCTTTTTCAAATAAGCAATTATCAATAATAAAGCATCTATAATGTTGTTAACATGTGTATATATTCTATCTTTAATATTATCTACACTTTGTATGAAATTTGGTAAATTAATAACTAATAATTGCTCTCCTTTGTTTTTATATTCTATAAATAATTTTCTTAAATAATAATGAATAGTTTTAGTTTTACTAGTTCCAGGTTTACCATGCACTAAAATATTAGTGCTTTTCCAATTATTTTCTTTACATGGTAGTGGATTAATTAACTTATTTAATATATATTTACTATAATATATGTCTTCATCAATTGTTACAGTATTAATATTAATACCTCTAAAAAGCTGTAAAAATTGATTATATTCACTATCCCCAACTATTTGAGTATAAGAATAGAAATATATTACATCCATTGCAAACTCTATTTGATTTAATTTATTATAAGTTAAATTCATAATAAACGGTTTCTTATTGTGCTTATATAAAAGTTCTAGATTAGCATAGAAACCAATCAATTGATCTAACATAGATACACTATCATAACTAAATAAAGGTAAAGATTTTAATTCTGAAATTATTTTATTTATATCAAATTTCTTACTAAATATAATCTGGGTTCTATCATCATGAGTTACATTATTAACTAAATGAATTCCAAAATCAGATTTAATTTCAATATCATTAAATTTGTAAGTAAGCAAAGAAAGTATTGGATTTTTTTCATTTTTATAATAAATGTCTAAACTCTTTATATAGTAATATTTATTTTCTACTATATCTGTACTATAAGTTAATTGATTTAAATCAGTAACTTTATTATCATAAAAAATCTGAACAGTATTAGATAAAGTTTTAAAGATGAATTCATAATCGTTATTATATAACTTAAATAGATTAGTTAAAGAGAAGAAACTTCCATAATCATTAATTATTTTATTATAAGTATCAATATTTTGTAAACTATCTGATTCTTTAAATATACGTTTTAATTCAGTAAAAAGCCCTAGAAATAATAATATGTAATATAAACTTTTACCAAATTTATTTTTTCTTTTATCCTTACTGAAAGTTTTTATAAAAAGATACAATCTAGTAATAAAAGCAAGAAATATATTTACCATATAAAAATAATAGTAAATTTTTTTATTAGTAAGTATGTATTTATCTCTATATTTTTCGTTCTGTTTTAACCAATTAAATACCATATCATAAATACTTTCTTTATCAAAAGAATCAATACTCGATTCCAACATTATCTTTTTTTCTCTTAATCTATCAAACTTAGAACCATAATTATTGTAAGTACCTCCACCTCTATTACCTATAACAAATGATTCTTCAGATAAAAGTTGAATAATCTTATCTTTATCATTTACGTATTTCTTATAGTCTCTATATAAGATATCAATAGCAGATATTCGATTCATAATAATCCTCCTTCTTTATATATAGATATTATATTTATACTGTAAAGAGTTGTTACAGATAGAAAAAGCCCCTCCCTAGAAATGGGAGGGGAAAAAGGGCCAACAAATTAAAGGAGGAAACAGATGACTAATTACATATATAATATAAACAATTAGTTTCTGACATAAAAATTCAATAAGATTTTTTCAATGCTTCTTACTGGTCTATATACAATATTAACATGTATAATTTTTCTTTTCATTTCCTCTGGAGTTTGACCAACATCCAGAGTAACTAACTCTTTAATAAGACCAGAATCTTGTACCATTCTTAAAAAGCCTTGTACAGTTTTTCTAACTCTTTCAATTTCCTCTTCAAGATCTTTTTCAAAAATATAGAATCTACAAAAATGTTCTAATGTAACTTTCATATATAAATATACTATAACTACATTTAAATCTTGTAAAGCACTAGTTTTTCTTTGACTTGTTAATTGTCCCCAAACTACATAACCTTCTTTAAATACAGCAATTGGATTAATCTGTTCTTTATAAAGATTATCTCTATCTCCAAGATTTGGTTCATAAGCAAGTTCTTGAATTTCAGGAATCATAGCTCTATTCAGTCCAGCAGGAGGAGTAGCTAAATCAGCAACATCATATGTATAAGGTAAAATTTTAGCCATATGATATACTGGACTAAACCATTGAGTATCTTGGATATCGTTATCATATAATTTAGAATAGTTACCATACAAAGTAACTAAGAAAGAATTATAAGTAAATTCAGAATTTCTACGTGCTATATCAATATCTGGAGTAGGATTATGACCCACGTGCATAATAGCCATAGTATCTTGTCTAATAATAGAAGCAAGATTATAAGCAGCATCTCTAATTAATTTACTATCATATGGACATAATGTAAAAAAGAAATGAATCTTATCTACATTAATTACTACATCATCTATTAAACCATAATAAGCATCAATTAGTAATTGTTCGGCAACTGTACTATTAATAGTTCCATTAGCTAAAAGTAAAGAACCATCAGATCCACCTAACATAAATTTATAATCAGTATCACTAGGAGAAGATGCACTAAATACACTAGCAAATGGATCGAATTCAATAAGATCATCACCATCAAAATAATATCTCTTAATATCTTCAAATTCCCAATATCCAGCAACAGATGGGGAATACTGTCTCCAAATAGCTACTTTACCTTCTTTACCAGCAAAAGCACCTGTAGCTACTTGGTCATCTCTAATCCAGTATCTTTTACCATTATCATTAAAAGTAACAGCAGGAGGAGCACTAACTTGATCTATAGAGTTAGCATAATAGAATACTGCACCTCTTAATAATTGAGTAAAAGTCCAAGTAGCTCCACCATCATTAGTAACTGCTAAAGAATATGGATTACCAGCAAAAGCACCACTTGGATTAGCACCAGTATAGTATGCTTTACCATTAACTACAGTTTGACCAGCTGGATCAGGCATTTCCATAATACCAATTTCATTATGAGTTACAAATATGGTATTACCATGTAAGAAATCTTTAATGTTTTCAGCATTAAGTTTAGCTCTTACAGATTCACTATAAAGATAAAGATTATTATCAATAAGTTCATTCTGACCATTAATGAATTTATCATCTGGATCCATAGTTACAAGCGTAGAAGATATAATTACTAAATCACCGTTAGAATCTTTATCATAAATATCTATATAGTAAGCATTATCATAATTAGCTGATGGATAAATATTGATAGCTAAATCATTATAAGATTTACCACGACCTACTGTATAAAGTAATACCAATGGCTTAACATTAGGGTTAGGATTATTATATATAAGTGTATCAAGATCTGCTTCTGAATTTAAATTAGCAACACTAGTGATATCTAAATACCATTTATTATCAGCTGGATTTAAATTCAAACTAATTAAAAGATTAGAATAAGCTGCATCATTTGGTAATAATCTCATACCATAAAAAGAAGCAGATACTCTAACCCAGTTTCTAGTACAAAGCCATCCTTCTCTATATTCGTTATAAACAGAGTGATCAGCTACTGGAAACATATTTCTAAAAGTTTTTTCACCATTCAGATAGACAAGTTTATTATCTACTCCTCTATCAGCAAAGAAAAAACATAGACCATTTACATTTGGAATACCATTGATGTATTCCGACTGGTCAAATATTCTAGTGTATACACCTGGACTTACATGTAACATTATTATTTTTTAGTAACCTCCATTGTTTCTTTGTTTTGATTTTTTTCTAATAAATTGCTTGATATTATAATCATTTTTTCTTCTTTATTACCTTTCTTTAGTTAAAAAAATACATACCATATTAATTGATAAGCTCTTCTACTATGTTTACTTATAGTAGAAAAAGTAACTCTTGCCCAAGGTACAAATTTGTTTGCAGTAATAGGATTAGTATCATCACTTAAATATAATACAGCTTCATTTATTGGATGATTATTTGCATCAGTAAAGTCAATAGTTACTGTAATTTTAACTAATAGAAATCTATTATCATTTTCTCTATCAGGTAAAAATTCAACACTATCAAATGCTTTCTTTTTACCAACATCAGCATAATTAGGATTACTAGCATCTAAAGTAATTGGTGTAACTAATCCTGTATCACTAGATGTTGGTTCAATTGGATTAGAACAATTAGCAGAATCAGCTCCACCAGAACCAATTCCAATCCAGTGGATAAATAAATCTTTTTCTCCAGACCCTTGTACTCTATCAATATTGAACATTCTTTGTGCAGCAACTTCTCTACCGCTATAAAGAATTTTATTTGATTTACCTTTTACATTTGGCAGTTTAGTAAATCTTGCTTTATTGATAATAGTTTCTCCTGTCTCTTTATCTATAATAGTAACAAACCCGCCCAGACTAGGATCTGATTTTAATTCATCGTAATATTTTTGATATACATTATCAATAATTACAACCTTTTTTAAATCCTCATTATTACGCATCAGATGAAAAACCTCCAATGTTTTAATATATAATCGCACAACAAAACTTAGATTTTGTTCAATAGGTATATTATTCTGTTTTAAAATAATCTAATCATCTTCTGGATCATCATCTAGTTCGATAACCTTAATAGTAAAATCATCACTTATATAAATATTTTCAATAAACTCTTCTTTAATTATATCCTTCTTATCATCAACTAACGGAACTTTACATACTCCAAAATTATCTATTATTAGATCAGAAAAATGATCTTTTACTATATATGTATCATCAAATTTTTCTGTAATTGACAAAGTATACCCATAACAAAGAATTTGATATGTATCTTTATATGCATCTTTAGTAAGTAAATAAAAATCATCATTAATTGGAACTTTACAAATTCCAGTATACTCTTTTATAATTTCTTCTATACTATCATCTGGTATTAGAATATTTCCAGGACAATCATCTATTAACAAATACTGTGCAAATTCCATAATTCTAACTTGATATGGTTTGAAAAAATTTATTATTTTTATAACTGCATCTTTAGAAGTAAGAAAGAAATCTCTTATAATAAATAAGAAATTAAAATTAATGATACCTCTTTCTTTCTGTATAAAATGGTTTAATATCTCTAATAATTCTATTATGGCATCTTCCCCTTTATTTAAAGAAAGAATATTATCAGCTTCTATTTTTAAATTAATGTAATATTTATTAAGAAATACTGCTACATCAAAGAATGTCCATACTATTTCCTTATCATCAGATAAGAATAAAAGTTTTAGCTCTTTTTCCATCTGTTCTTTTTCAGCTTTAGTTTTTGGTCTCTTTACTCTTAGTCTTTCAAATTCTACTATAAACTTAGTTTCGTCATCTACAGATGAACCATTGTAATGTTGTATGAATATATTTAAACTTTGTCTACTAAAAGTTGATACTACCCCAAAATGTTTATTATATAAATAATTGAAAAGTAAAACAACTTCTAATAAAGACAAATTCTTTTTAAACCATTGAGAATAATACTTGCCTTCTGGATATATATTGTTAGTTTCTAAATTTTGAGCTTGTTCATTTATTATTCTGGATATAAGACTAGTTACTAATCTACATAATCTAACCCAATCATTTACAGATAGTATACCTATGTAAGGAGTAAGACTAGGTAAAGTATCTGGACCATTAGTAGAATCCAGTGCTAATATTTCTGCTTGTGTATAATACCAGTGAGGATCAGTAACTGCTATACTCTTATTATAATCTTTAGATAATAACATCATATTATCTACACTAGTAGTAAGTCCTGTATCAGTTACTTTTTTAGGTACGAATTTAAGTTGTCCATTTATATTATATAACCAATATTCAAATAGCTCAAAATTTCTTAATCCTATTAGTTGTAAAATTTTTTGTATACTCCATGGTGTACCCTTTTTATCATATAAAAAAGATAGGTTCAATAATATATCTTTATTAACTTTATCATCAGTTAAATAATACAAGTAATAACCCATGGATTGAAGCATTAGCTTTTTATCTATAAAGTCTATATCTGATAAGAACTTATTTTCATCCATTAAAGTTTTATAAGCTGCGTACCAATATATTAAAAATCTACGAAGATGAAAATAATCATCAGACATATAAACTGGCTGATCTAGAACATTTTCAAAATATTTTCTAACTTTATTCAGATTAGATATTAAAAGGCTTTCTATGTGATCTGAAAATGTTCCCATTATTGAATCTATTTGAGACTGAGTTGTTGCATTATCATATATATTTAACCAGTCTATATATGATGTAACTTGTGTCAATATTTCTTGATACTTTATCATTTATAAGTCCCTCTTACCATGAAAAGTTATAAGTATAATTATTTGATAATTTCTGAAATACATTAAACCATAAATAAACTAAGAAATGAAAACATAAAGTTTTATAAAATCTTTTATTTAAATCTTCCATTTCTATTCCCTGAAATTGTTCCATAAATCTAATAAGCTCTAATATAATAAAAAATTTATCATCTAAATCTTGATTCATATATAGAAGATATGCTTGAAGCATATATTTCAAAACTGGAGAACTTATTGAAATAGGATCATTATCTATTTCATCAATTAAAGAATCTTCGTTTATAGTTAAAGTGATAGTCTCTCCTAACTTATACAGAAATATATTATATACTAACTCTAATTCTTCTTCTGATATGATATTAGTAACAAGCTTTGTATTACTTGTAGGGGCACCAGTAGTATTAAGACAACTAACGTAGAGTTGTCTTAATCTTATATTAGATCCATCAATAGAAACTCTAAACTGGGAAGGTAAGCTATTATAATTTGGAAGTAGTATACCAGTTACTTTATTAAGTATATCAGATGCTTGTTCTAACTCACCAAGTCTACTATTATTAACTAATAGTTGTATATCACTAGTGCTACTAAATAAAATACAGGGTATTGAATCACTAAGAAATATTTCATTATGTAATTTTACTTCATCCATATTAGAAAGGTTTTGCCATAAATCAGAATTAAGAAATAAAGAATAAGTATCAAATAATTTATTATGATTCCCTGCACCATCTAAAATCTTTTGATAACTTTCATTATAAAACTTATGAAAAAACCAATAACTAAAATCAAACCAAAAAATATTATCAGAGCTAGATACAGTCATTTCTCAAACCTCTTTTTTATACATTCATATTTCCAAAGTCTTTTTTAAGATCTAACATAAACTTAATACCATCAAATAAATATCCAGCCCAGTTAATAATCAATGCTATAATAAGAACATTAGCAAGTATAACGAAATTACTTAACCCTAATGTTAAATAATTAGCTGCTATTGCAGCTTTCTTATCTAAAATTTTTCCAGCAGCAGATATTACTTTACCAGATAAACCAGAAAAGAAACCGGTGCTTACATATATTTGTAAAGATTTAACACTCCAGGCACTAATTTTTAATTTGTTATTTTCACTAATACACTTAGTAAGAGGAGATACTATTTTTAATATTCTATGTACTGCAGTAAAAAAGAACATCATAGTTTTCTTTGCTAAATATAATAATGGACTAAGTGCTTTTTTCAATGATTTCAATAAAAAATCTTTTATTTTTTTAAATACAGCTTCTTGAATAATTTCTCTCTTTTTCATTACTTCTGCAGTCTTTTTCTTTTTTCTAAAAAAAGTAATAATAGAGAAAAACTTACTAGCAAGATTCATTAACAACTTTATAGCTCGACCAAAAATAGTTTTAGCAAGACAATTCCATATAATAGAAATTACAGTATCTAATATTGATACATAAGTTTCTGGATCTATTAAAGCAACAATTCTTTTAACTGGATATATAATAATGTTATAAATAATACTTAGAGTATATCCTATTTTACCACCAATTTTCTTAAGTATAGCATCTGGTATACTAGGTAAAGCATACATTAGTGCTACTATTTTCATCATAGTTTTACCTAGTTTATTATTTCTAAAAAAAGAGTACTTAGTTTTATCTAGATATCTTTTATAATTATTCTTGATCATTTCTAGCACATCTGCAGTTGCATTAGATAGTTTTTTTATTAAACCTTTATCATTAGCCATAGATATAAATAACTCCATTTTATTTCCTTTATATACTTCCCTTTTACATATATTTCTGTACTGTAGAATGTAATAATGGAAAAAATAAAAAAGAACCAGGACATTGTTCTAGATTTCTAAATTGTTCTGGTCTTTTAATAAAGATCTCTTTTATTCTATCCCATATAGTTTTATTTAGAACATCTTTATGTCCAATTATTGTACTCTTTGGATTTTTAGGCATCTGTAAAACATTTATCATTGGTGCTAATAATTTATAAGCTAATACATCATAAAATCTTTTATCTGGAACATTAATAGAAAGATCCGATGCTATAAGTACATGTAAAGCTTGTTTACCTATATCAGATCTTATTTCTGGAAACTCACAAATATACTGTAATGGTCTTGCTGATATGATTTCAAAATCTTTTCCAATCTTATCAACTATGAAGTGATAATTTATTTCTTTTCTTTTTTCTATTAGTATCTGATTTATTTTAATAGGACCTAATGTATTTCTACTATTTATTACAGATAATGATTCATCTCTGTGACTTAAACAATTAGTATCATGAAGTATTATATATTTAGGTTTTCTGTTCATTTTCTTAAGTCTTCTAAACTGCTTAGGTAATTGTAAATTAGGATGAAATTTTGATTCCAATAAAGTTAATTCTTCTTCTTGATTGTAATTTCTACTAATGAAAGAGTAATAATATTCTTTCTGTTCATTAGTTAAAGAATCAATAACAGAATGTAATGGTTTTATGTTTTTAGTTATAATAAGTTTAAATTTTTCTATCTTATCCATCATTTATCTATCTATATGTACCTCTATATGGTCTTCATCTGTCCATAAATAACAAGGGACATACTCTATTAACTCTGCCTTAGTTAGATCTTCTATATCATAATTAAAAGTAAGATTTACTTCTGGTAGTTTTATTTCACAATATTGTACACCAATTAATTGTAAATTTTGTATAGCTTCATATAATAAACTTCTATCTATTTCTCCATTAATTTTAAAACTTGGTGCTAATGTATACATAACAGTATTCTTAATTACTTTAATAATACTAACATTATCAAACGGTGCAGTTTTAGATAATCTAACATGTACTTTTACATCAAGAGGTAATTTAAATTTTGGTTCTATCCATCTGTTAGCATTTCCAGAAAACACTCTTATTTGATTAGGTAAAGTAAGCAATACTATATCTCCAGGATTACAATCTAAAAATTGCCAAGAAGCTCCTCTCCATATAGCTACTTGGTTAGTATGTCCAGTAAAAGAGCCAGTTGGATTTTGACCAACTATGTATCTATCATTAACAGCTGGTGCTGGTGGTGGATTATCAACTATATCTATAACTGGAGAAACAGTTTGTCTGTTAAAGAACCAAGATGATATATCACCAAAAGTCTTAGCAAATTTGATATTAATACTATTAGTAATCATTCTGTATTTACCAAAATAAATGTCAGAAACCATTTTCTGTAATACATTTCTTTCAAAATCTATTTGCTCTTTAACTGATAAAGAGTTCCAATAATTAGATTCTATAACAGGAATATCGTATACAGTTACAGTATTAGTTATAGGGTCATATTTATTATTAGAAAATATGTATCTAGACAAATCTTTTTTGATAGTATAATATTCTACTGATTCAAATACTGTTCTAATAGAACCAGGTACTGTTATATCTAATACTTGTAATTGTATCTCTATTTCTCCAAGTGGTATAATAGTAGCTGGTACATTTATAGTAATATTATTAAAACCAGAATTTGTAGTAAAATTTTTACTCCAACTATTAATGATTCTTTTATCTTTTTTTAATGTTACTATATATTGAAAATTATTAGTAAATGTATAAAAATCATCATACTGTAAAGTAAACATATAATTAGTAAATCCAGCAGTTTGTTGTATTCTTAAACTTTTAGGATAAAACTGAGAATAATTATTTCTATCATAATAAGTTATAGATAAAGGTTCTATATCTGTAATGTTAGTCATATAGTAAAATTCAGTACTAGATGGTGATACTATTCTTATACCAAAAGGGCAATACCAGTTAACTACACCTATTGATTCAGTAGTAGCAAATCCAAAAAATGGCTTAATATCTATTCCAGTTGGATTCCAAGTAGTAGAATGTTTTATACTATTGGTTGGAATAGGTAAGTAAACTTTTTGTTTAGATAGATATTTATCAGATCCTTCATTTTCAGAATCTATAATTAGATTGTTAGAACTATATTCTTTTAATTCTCTACCTAGTACTATAAAAGATACTATTTCATTAGTTTTAAGATCCGACCTTTTCAGTACAGAATTTATATCTACAAATGGTAATGGTTCATCTACTATAGATGTAAGATTTTGATAATCATCTTCTGATACTAAACGATGTCTAGCTTTGAATCTTTCTATAGCATTCTTTTTTATTTCATCAAGTGATTCTTCGTTTATACCATTTGTAGCTGGTTCTGGATTAGTACAACTATATGTTACTTGTTTAGTTAATCCATTTTCTGTAACAAATACTGGCTCACCATTTCTTATAGCTCCAGCTATTACATTACCTTCTTCACCTTTGGTTACCCAGATTGTACCAAATACAATAGAAGATGGATTAGGTTGTTTACCATATACACCATTACCAAAAAGTACAGTAATTTTTCCTTCATCTGAAAAGATAGTAGTAAATTGATTTTCATTAATAGACATATCAAAATAAGAATCAACCCATTGCCATTGTTCAGGTATACTATCTACTGTATCTTTAGTATATAAATCTATAGAATAATAGTAATTATGATATTCTATTTCAAAAGAAAAAGGTTGATATAAATTAAGTATAGGATCAACGTTATAATCAAAATCTATTATCTCATACTGCTTAACTGGTATTGTAAAATGTGCTATATTGTTATTATCCTTATACACTAATAAAGTTATAATATTAGTATCAGTTTTTAAACTAGCCTCTAATGTATTTGTGCTTATATTATAATAACAGTTAACTTCATAGGGAAGACTAAATACTATATCATCAGCCATAAATCTATGATGTTTCTTAAAAGTAAAACCTATAGAAGAACTAAATTCAGATAATGGTATACTTATTACTAAGTTAGTAGAGCTTGGTTGTGCTAACTTTTTTGTATATCCTAGATATCTTGCCCAGTTATAAACACTACTAGGCATCACAGCTGTAACTAGATAATTTTCCTTCTTTGTTATAGTTAAAGAATTAGCATTATCTGCACCTATAATAGATATAATATCAATCAGATAACTAAAGAATTGAGTCTTACTTAAATCTACTCCAGTAAGGTTTTCATACTCTTGAATTCTATCTATTATCTTTTTTCTAAAAGATTCTCTGCTAGTAAATAAATAATATCCATTTATTCTGTCAAGATTTATAGCCATGTTAACTGTTATTTAACTCCTATTAGGTTCGTAAAAGAATAACTATATCCTATATCCATTTTATTAAAATAATCTAAATAGGAAAAGAAATACCTTTGTATTTCTAATATATTATATGAAGTTTCTAAATCGTATATTTCACTAAGATGATTGATATACATATATCTTTGATTAACTTTTTTTTCTAATTCAGTTCTAATAAGAAAATGGTTCTTTATATTAATCTTATACCATCTCCTATTACCTATATGAGAAACTTCATAATTCTTAACTACAAAAAGAGGATGCTCAATAGGCTCATCAGTTTCTGAATCTATATATTCACCTTGTCTAAATTCTATAAAATCTTCACTAGTTGGTGGTACCCCTAGTATATCTGGGAAACTAAGGGATAATTCTATTTCTCTATTTAGAGAGAATTCATTATTCTGTATACTTATTTCAGAAACACCAGTAGAATACCAAACTGGAAACATTAGTATTTTATCCCATTTTCTACCAGATAGATCCCCAGCCATATGGTAACTAGCTGTTCTTGTATCTTTTATGTCATCTAATATAGATTCACTATATTTAAACTTATAATAGTTAACAAAGAAATGAGGACTCCATCTGCTATAATAGTTAAGTACTTTATCTAAATATTCATCTATATAGTTAACATATCTAAAGCCTGTAAGATTCACAATGGTAAGAATACTCCTCTTTCTGTTAATTGTAAAGTAATTTCTCTGTCTTCACTAGTTGGTGTATAATGTAATAAACATTTAACATATACTTTTTTTCTAATATCATCAACATATATTTCTAAATCTTCTAGTACGAAATCTTTCTCATACATACTTAGCTTGGTTTCAATTTCTGTAGCTATTGTTTCTGCTATATTATCATCTAATTTCTCAAATATATATAAAGGTAATTTAACCCCAAATCTAGGATCCCAAGGATAAGTTCCCTCTATAATACTCAGTAAAGTGATAACTCTCTCTATAGCATAATCTATAC